TCCAACGGACGAATATTGGTCCAATTTTGATTCAAGCAAATGGTGCATTCAAATTGATGATGCTGCCTTTTTGCATCCTGCAAAATGTCAGGAAGTTGAACCAACTTTGAAGGACATGTTGAATGTTGTTAACAACGTTCCTTATGTTCCACCACAAGCTGCGCTTGAGGACAAAGGCAAAACGCCAGTTCTGGCGGAATTGTGTCTTGTTACAACCAATTGTATTACGCTCAATGCGAATGAATACTTTTGGTGTCCTCTAGCAATTCGACGACGTTTGCCCTTTGTGGTTTCTATTAAACCCAAGGAGGAATATCGTCATGCAAATGGGATCTTTATTGACCCTACCAAGCTTACAACCATTGAAGGTGAATTCCCAGATTTTTGGGATATCACTGTGTTTGAAATTGTTCCCTGTGTTGAAGGACATAGGGAACGTGCTCAATTGAAGGCTGTTAAAGTCTTTTCTGACATCAAATTGTTTTTGCAATATTTTGGTGTTTGTGCACGTAAGCATAGGGAAAATCAGGCCAGAGCAATGAATAGTGACATTAATATGTCTACTGTTCAGGTGTGTAAGCAATGTCTTGCACCTTTGCCACATGATTTGTGCTTGGAAGTGCAGTCATATGACCATTCAGTTATCAATTTTGGTTCTGTTTGGATTCCCTATATTTGGGGAATGTTGTGTTTTGTTTTTTCTTGGTTGAAAAACAAATTTCTCATGTGGTTTCTTGTTTGTTTCACAGCTTTTTTCCGTTTCAAGTATACACTTGGATGGGTCAAGTGGAGCTGTAGATATTCAGCTGCACGTGTTGTTTTCACTCGATTGGCAACTTGTGTACCAGAGCCAGAAATACAAATCTCTGTATTGGGACATTTGGCAGATCCAAGGAATCAACGGAAGTATCGACATCTTGCTAAGGCTTTGACGGCCTTAACAACACTTCTTGCCGGATACAAATTGTATTCGTGGTATAGAGATGGCGATAAAAAGACTGATACAAAGTGTTCGCAATTTGATTCAGATGTGATGTCAGAACATGAACCTGATTTGAATGTTCAGGGAAATGTTTTTGGCACTACTGAGAGTCAACTTGCTAAAGAGGAAAGTGCCAATGTTTGGTACAATCCTGAGATTGTTTTAACACGTTTTGATGTGCCAGAAAAGAGTAATTCTTTGTCTGATTGTGACCCCGCAAAGTTGCGGAATGTTTTTGCCAGGAATTGTGTGTTATTACAAATACGCACTGGTGATGGATTACGTCGCATTATGCGTGCAGTCTTTGTAAAAGGTCATTTGTGTATGACCAATGCTCATGCTTTTAAAAATGGTTTTGATTCTTTTGATATCAAGATTATTCAAACAAGCGATGTTGGTGGAGTTACACCAAATCTTGAGATCCAAATCAAGAGATGTGATATTCACTTCATTAAGAGTAAGGATGTCTGTATGTTTGAGGTTTCTTCTATTCCACCATACAAGGATATTACTTGTTACTGGAACAAGCAGACAATTCCTGTTACGCGTGCAATTCAATTTGTGCGTAATGCAACTGGTGAAGTTAAAATTCGCCAATTGTACAATGTGCGTGAGATGACAATTCCTGTTGAGGAATTGAATACTGAATTGGACACTTATTTGTGTTCGACTACAGAAGTACCTGAGGATGGTGATTGTGGTAGTTTGACTATCGCAACCACTCCGCGTGGCCCAGTTATTATTGGGTTGCACGTATTGGGAAATGAAAACACTATTGGTGTTACACGCATTGATGAATCCTGCTTGAATGAACTTATTTCAAGTTCTTTGTTTTCGAGTAGGCCTGTTGTGTGTAGTGGTACTGCGCCTCTTTTGAGTTGTCAGTCCAAGACACATATTGTTGTTGAACCACATCATCGCAGCGTTCTTCGTTATTTGGAGAAGGGAACTGCGAATATATATGGTTCTTTCGCTGGCTTTCGAGCCCGACCTAAAAGTAACGTTTGTGCAACACCTTTGCAGAATGTTTTCTTAGAGCATTTTGATGTTCCAGTTCAACATGGTAAACCCATGATGGCAGGTTGGGTCCCCTGGAAGAAAAACATAGTTGAGATGATTCGCCCACAGGTGAATTATGATAAGAGTGTTTTGAAAGAATGCGTTGATTCGTATTTTGAAGACATTGTGAGCGAATTGCCCGATGAGTGGGAAAAACGTCTCGTTATTCTTTCAGATTATGCAGCAGTTAATGGCTTGCCATCAGTCAAATTCATTGATAAGATGGCTACCAGTACATCCATGGGAGCTCCATGGTGCTGCACAAAGAAAAATTTTATGTTTTCTGAACCCCGTGAAAATAATCCCGATGGTGTCAATTTTGAACCAGAAGTTTGGGAGAGAGTTGCTGAGATTGAATCGCGCTATAAGCGTGGATTACGATCTTTCCCAGTTTTTACGGGCCATCTTAAGGATGAAGCAACTATCCTGCGTAAATGTGATGCGGGAAAAACCCGTCTTTTTGACGGTGGGCCAGCTGATTGGAGCATTGTTGTTCGAAAGAACTTCTTGAGTTTTGTCAAGTTAGTTCAAGAGAACAAGTTTGTTTTTGAAGCAGGTCCGGGTACTGTTTGTCAATCTTCTGAATGGGGAGTGATTAGACAATATCTTACAGCATTTGGTGAAGATCAAATGGTTGCAGGTGATTATGGCAAGTTCGATAAACGAATGA